GATAATTCTCCAATACATTTTTTCAATCCAGATCCAGAGACTCCTGGTCCTCCAAAACGAACAGGCGCTCCAGCAGTTCAGGGAGCTCAGATAAATCGTATTAGGCAAGCGGAGAGCGATATAATGTCGGTGACGGGTTATCACGCTCCTTCTCTTGGAGATAATCCGAGGGATCAGAGTGGGGTTGCTTTAAGAACTCAGCAGCGTCAGGGATTTAATGGCACTTACGAGATCACTGACAATCATGCTAAGATGATCGAGCATACTGGACGTATTATAATCGGTATGATCCCACCAATTTACGACGGGACTCGGATTGAGCGGATAATGAAAGAAGACGGAGACGTTGAACTCGTTCAAATTAATCAAGTGGTCTTGGATGAGCAGACTGGCGAAGAAGTTGTTCTGAATGATCTTAGCGTTGGAAAGTACGACATGAAGGTCGATGTTGGGCCATCGTTTGCTACAAAGCGTGAAGAGGCAGTTGCTTATCTAACCGAAGTTGGCCGCACAAGTCCAATAATCGGTCAAACGACAACTGACTTAGTTCTAAAAAACATGGATTTTCCTGGTTCTAAGGAAGCGGCGGCAAGAGCTCGCAAGCTTGGAATCAAAGAAGGTTACATTGAACCCACTCCTGAAGAAGAAAAAGAAATGCAGGAGAAGCGTAGGCCAGATCCAATGGCCGAAATAAACTTTGAGATGATGACAGTCGATCTTGAAAAACGTACCGTGGAAGTCGATAAGGCCGAACTGGAGAACGATCAGATTCGAGCTGAAACTGCCAAGACTTGGGCTCAAACCAATGAAACGATCGAAGGTCAAGAGCTCCGAACTTTAGTAAGCCAAACAGCGGCGGAACAGGCATTGGAGCAGGTTAATAAGACCATCATGGACGGTAATCGAGCTGACGCCAAGGAAGCCCGTGAAGCTCAAATGCAGCAACAGCAAGCTCAGCAGCAACAGCAACAGCAGGCTCAACCGCAGCAGCAACCGCGACCAGCTCAAGCGCCGCAGCAATGATTACACTTTACTTAAATAACCATAGGACATTATATGTCCGACGTTGCTCAATCTGAGCGATATTCAACAATACAAGTTGTCAAAATGTCTAATCAAACCATAGAGGATGTAAAGCTAGACCTAGACGAAATAATCGTCGAAGGCGAAGCTGTAGGTGAATCGTCCACGCCAACACAAGAAATCGTTCCTACGCAAGAAGTCGAAAAACAGGATGAAGAAGCAGTTGCTTCAAATGAATCCGACGATAAAGGCGAAACGAGCGCGAGTCCGGTTGAGGGTAGTCACACAAAGCCAGGTGACATGATTCCGAGGGCAAGGCTGAATCAGGAAATACTAAAGAAGAAAAAGAACGCAGAGGAACTTCAAAGGGCTCGCGAAGAACAAGAAAATCTTCGCAAGGAAAATCAGGAGCTTCGTAATTCTAGCAAATCCGCGCCAACCGAGACGCCATATCCTAGCGAGTCCGATCCTGGAATCGACTATGATTCTGAAAAGCTACGAGCTGCTCAGACAAAATGGCAGACCGACGAGGTATCGAGGCAAATAGCCCAATCGGATAACGTAAGAAAGAACGAAGCTTTTAAGAAAGCATCCCAGAACAAGGCCAAAAAGTTCGATCAGAAGTTGGTTGTTTATGCGAATGAGAACCCGGAATACGTTGATGACTTCAAAGAGGCGGGAGATCCCACCTGGCCGAGGCATATTAACGACGCAGTTTCGGAATCAGACGTAGGACCAGCTCTCGATCACTATCTTCTTAAAAATGCAGACGAGCGGGATCGCATTCTTGGAATGCCTCCTCTTAAAGCTCTTATGGCGATTGGCGTCATAGAGAACAGCATTGCTAATCCTGATTCAGTAAAAAGGGCAAAACCTAGACTTACGGGGGCTCCACCACCGATTGAGCAGTCTTCAGGAGGCGTTGCGGGTAGACCGATGGCAATTCTTGATGGCTTTGATATCGAATAGCGGTGAGGGCCATAATTAGACATTAGAGAATAAATAAAATGGCAACAACACTAACAAGTAATTATGTTAATCGACTAGCTTCTGGCTTTCTTAAAGCTTGGAACAGTCAAATGGTCTTCTCGAAGACTGTTAATCGGTCCGTCATCACTGACAATGACTTTCGCAATCCAGCTTCCGGGGATACCGCATTTGTGCGCCGTCCTTGGGATTTCACCGCAGTAGAAACCGCTCGCGGCGATTTGACTTCATCTACCATGAATACGCTTCAGCGTGGTCGTGCGTCTGCTGTTGCTCAGAACGTTATAACGGTTCCTATCCAGTGGGATCTAATTGACGAGTCTCAGGACTTAAACGACGAAGACTTGGGCATGATTATGTCGGCGGCTTCTTCCCGTTTAGCCACTAAGTTCGAAACGAATTTGGCAGCATACGCAAAAAACAACCTTGGTCACACCTTGGGAACCGTAACAAATACGGTTAGCCAGTGGAGCGACGTTGCTCAGATTGGTTCTTTCGCTTCTGCGATGGGATTTCCTGAAGGACGTTGTACCGGGCTATTCGATCCTTATTCGATCGAACGTCTTGCAAATGCTCAAAACGGTCTCGCTGGTAACAGTGGTACTTTGGTCACTTCGGCATGGGAACGCGCTGCAATTGCCGGCAACTTCGGAAACGTAGATGCTCGCATGTGCGATACTCTTGCTGCGCATACGACTGGAGCTGGCTACGACAATGCTACTGTAGTAATTGATGGTGTAGCTCCTACGCAGACCTACTTGGCTGCAAAGGATACCTATCAAACTACTCTTGCTTTGACGGGATTTGCCAATGGTGATACGCTTCTTATTGGCGATCGTCTGTCGATTCCTTCAATCTATTTCGTGAACCAAAAGACTAAGACTTTAAGTGTTGGTCGTGATGGTGCTCCGCTTCCTTATCAGTGTGTTGTTACGGCAACTCCTACTGCTGCGGATGCAAATGGAGATATGACTGTAGTTGTTCAAGGTCCAGCGATCTTCGAAGCTAACGGTCAGTACGACACGATCAGCGCTGCGATTGGTACTTCTAACGGAGTATCCATCATCAGTGGAGCTGAGAGCACAGTGAACATCCCATCGATATTCATGCACCCTGAAGCTCTTGGACTAGCGTTTGTTCGCTTGAGCAAGCTCTACGGTCAGGAAAGTCGCGTTATCACCAGCAAAGACGGATCGTTCTCGATGCGTTTGAGCATGGGTTCCGACATGACTACTGCTGAAACGACCTTACGCATCGACATGCAGCCTGTCTTCTCGACCTTCAACCCACTATTGGGAGGGGTAGTCTGGGGTAACTAGACAAGCTTATGCCTAGAGAAATTAGACTAAAAGCAGATGCAGTAGCAGCAACAGGCGTACCGTTGGTTATGACTTATTCATCCAACGCGCCTACGGCAGCGTCTACTCAAACGATTGCTAACGGAACGGTTCCCACCGTTGCCGAGCTAGGGCAGTTTACAGCTAATCAGATCCTAATCAACGATGCTCTGATTTCCGATATCGCTGTATTACGCGCAGTAATTAACGACAACGGCTAAACCGTTTTTACAAAACACTATTAGGGAGAAGTCTTCGGGCTTCTCCCTTTTGTGGTGAAAACCAAAATTATTATGGCTAATAAAACAGTAAAAAAAGTAGCAAGAAAGATGGCCACAAAAGTGGATAATACGGTTAAACCCAAAAAGCCAAAACCAGTTCCCTGCATCGCCCACTCTACGCCAACCAATTTTCAAGAACAAATTCAAGGGATTATTGATAATATTGCAGAAAAGCGCGTCGAAACGAAGGAACGCAATATTGCATTGACCAACCTTCGGAAATCAATCGTTTGGCTTAACAGATAATGACGGTAGCAAGCGACATTATCTATCGCGCTTTAGAGCGGATAAAGGTCAAAGACCCGGACGTTACAACGATCCCAGCCAGTGACGCAACTACGACTATTGGCGAGATGAATGACATGATGATCGCATTAGCCGACCACAACGGCATTAATCTTGGCTACACGATCGTATCGAACCTAACGGACGCTATAACAGTTCCAGATTGGGCTGAAGGTATGATGAAAGCGAAATTGACTCTGCTGCTTGCCGACGAGTATGGCAAAGCAGTAACTGGGTCGATGATCGCAAAAGCTGACCAATATCTGAAGGGAGTGCGACGAATCTGTATTCGCGTTCGAAAACCTTCATTTCCAGACGGTCTTCCTACAGGACAAGGCAACAGCGCTTACGGCTACAACTACGGTACAGCCACCAATTTCTTTTACGACCAATCCATCCACCCCCACACCATCTGTTTTGGAGGAGGTGGTTCGGAACCCTTGGCGACATTGCCCACGGTGATGGAAGCCATGGAGGCCATCCGAGCCAAACGGCACGGAGTGCCATTGGTATTGATGACCAATGGATTGAACCATTCCAACCACACTGGATCGGACCCGGTGGACGATCTGATTGAATTGCACGAACAGTGGCGGGACGCACCCGGTGCCGACGGGGATTCTAAATTTTCGGTCTTTGTAAACATCGCCGGTGCCAACCCACCGCAGTACCAAAAAGTAATGGCACCGACCGACACCAAAAAAGGGTTTCAAGAAATGACGTCCTTTGTGGCACGGTTGGCGGAAAGCGGCCTGAAAGTTTACGGCACTGCCAGTGAACACCCTCAAATTAAAATCAAACAAGTACGAACAATGGCCATGGGCATTGGATGCAGTGATTTCTTTCAAAGATCTTACCACGACAGGACTTTGTACGACGTGTTGGACTTGGACAAGAATGAAAACGATGCCTCTGCCATCAAACGGGCGTACCACGAACAAGCAAAAGCATTGCACCCTGATGTGAACCGTACGAACGAGGAGGGTGAAGGCCGGGCTGCAATGATGTCGCAGGTGACGGAAGCTTTTGAAGTATTGGGTGACGTGGGTAAAAAGGAATTGTACGACAACGGGGTGGCAGATTTGGTCTTGAACGAGAACGAAACGGATTACTTTTCAACTGTGGTGACGAAGAGTGTGTAGTTGATATCGATGTTGCTTGGTAAAGTGGCCAGATGTCTAATTCAAGACTGAAAGAAGCGACAAAAGTTTCACATGGAGAGTTTAATATATATATTGGTTCAGCA